TACATCTACTGTTGTTGCGTTTGACCCTAATACAGGTGATATAACCTTTGATGCATTTCTTGACTATTCTAATATATCACCAACTCCAGTAAGTCAAGACATCTACATTGATACTTTCGTTGACACCTTGATAAGTTCTTCACTTGAGCTTTATGAGAACGAAGTCATCAGTCAGAACTGGCGCTTCTCTGACCTGCAAACATTTGCTGCGCTCGGTTCATTTTCACGGCAGTTTCGAGTGCCTGCAACAAAGCGCAATTTGATGGCGCTCGGATATCTTCCAGATGTAAACTTTAAAGCTGAGACGGACTACTTTCAGACAAAACTCACAGCAGAGCTGCGTGTTCAAACTTTACCAATAGCTATCGGATACATCCGAGTAATGAGAGTAATTACTCAGGCTGAAAAGCTCGCTGACTTTGAGTTGACCTTCTACGCCGAAAGCCCTGACCTATTCAATAAAATTGCAGGCAAGAAGCTCAAGGACATTGCTGCGCTCAATGATTTAAATGCTCCACTCGACTATAACGAGGTCATTAACGCGACCGGATATCCATACCTTTATTCCTTAACTGATTATGGGCAAAAGTGGGACCAGAGCGGTGCTCAAAATGCTCGCAGCATATACGCCACAAGTATCGGTACTGCTCCACGAGCTGGAGACCTGACACCTTCTCTCAATTGGCAGTGGATATTTTCAAAGATACTTGAAGAGGCAGGATTCACATACACAGCCGTTGACCTCGACAATGTACTCAACCAATACTATGCACCATGGATTAATAGCAAGCAACTTGTATACACACAAAACGTTCAGAGCTTTATATTTAGGTTCTATAATGCCACACCGCTTGCGATGAACACCACACAGCAGGCACTTGCAAGTGTGACTGAAAACTTTGACAACGGAAGCACTGTATCGAGCGGTGTGTTTACAGCTCCGATCACAGGCCTCTATACTTTTCGTTATTGGTATACATTTAACAGCCCCAACTCAATGAGTGGGCTGTTCACTGTCTACTACAATAATATCACAACTGGAGCAGTAGTGGCCATGAACTCAAGCGCAGTATTCAGTGGTGACAATAACTTCGATAGTGCCAATGGTGCGCCATACTTTTTTCTTGCAGCTGGTGACCAATTTCAGCTTTTATATCAAGCTCCTGCTGCCACAATAACACTTAAAGCTGGCACAGCATATAACACAGGAACTGGTGTTGAGCTAATCGACGCAAACTTTATGGATGGGCTGACTCTGAACTGGTCAGCAAATGCTCCAGACATGACGCAGTCTGATTTCATGCGTGATGTTTTAAATATGCACTGCTGTGTTATTGTTCCAGATCGTGGAACCCCAAATGCAGTAATCATTCAAAATATATCGGATTATGTTGGAACCGGGTCAGATAGAGATTGGAGTTCCAAACTTGATATTTCCAAAGATATTACACTAAGCAACACGAGTGATTTTCAAAATAAGCAACTCAAATTCACATACTCGGAAGGCGAGGATGTGGCATCTAAGATTTACTCAGGTTTAAATCGCATCTATGGTGACTACAAGATTGACAACTATACCGTTAGTGTAAACGACGTGCCGAATGATTTCGCTAGCGATTCAGAACAACAGATTCAATTAATTACGCAATCAACTCCAAGTAACTATATTAAAGGCACCTCTATAGTTATACCCAAGTTCATCGATGAGAATGGAGATTTCGTAAGCCCCAAAATGCGGTGTCTTTTCCATGCTGGTGATTATGAGATGAGCTTGTATGATTTTGCGACCTTTACCGCAGACACTTCTTTTGTGGTTCCGGTCTTAAATCATTATGAACTCATTGTGCCACTGTTCTCCTCTCGTGACCTGAACTGGGCGCCAGAGGTTCCCTTGTATACAATCGGAGCGATACCGTACAAAACTTTATTTAATGAGTACTGGCGCGACTATTTAAACCAGTTGTACTCACCTCAAGCCCGTATCATGGAGGCGTACTTTGCGCTTGATTTAGGAGACATCTTGAGCTTTAAGTTCAGTGACCGCATTTGGGTTAAAGATGCGTGGTGGAGAATTCTTGACATTAATGACTACAAAGTGGGCAGCTCAGATGTAACACAAGTACGGCTGCTTAAAATTATTGATGCAGTACCAGAGGCACAGGCAGAGCCAGATGATATTGCCGACAACGGTGTGGTTTCATTTATTGATGGAAACGGTGACCCGGTAGGAGCGACGCAAGAAACCTGTGAGCGCTTCGGTTATTTTTGGGACCCTGTGACAAGCACCTGCTATGGTTTTACAACTACACCACAAATACCACCAGCCCCAGTTGATGAGCGCATTGGCAGCAGCTCAAATGAAATTAGCAATTCTATTAATAGCATTGTAATGACCGAGCGCCTAAATAATGATGCGTCAAACACCTACACGATTGCAGTGGGTTCGGATATTAAAATGGATGCAGGCAACACATCGAGCATTGCAGTAGGTGAAAAACTCATTATGGAAGGAACTGGCGGCGTCTCGATGTTTGGGCGCAATGTATACTCAAAAGTCAGCGGTCAGCATCTCGGCGGTGGTTATCTTAATAATATTCCTGCAACCAGCCCAGAGGGTTACGCTCAAAGTGGTGTTGTGATGTATCAAAGCAAGCAAGCATTTGCTGCTGCTGGACAATACTTTTTATTTATTAACGGCGTTAATGGTGAGCACCTTGATCTACCGGATGACACATGCTGGAGCTGCATCCTGAATTACACAATACAAGACGATAACTTTACAGGCAACTATGAAACAGGACAATTGAGCTTTGCACTGATTAAGTCGGGAGGTGTGGCTGCGGTAAGCGCAATAACTCCTCTAAATGTCATCGGTGGAATCGGTGCTTATATTTTTGGCATCGCCGTCAATGTTGCAGTGCCAAATCTTCACCGCCTATATTACACGGTCGGAGGTGCACCATTCCCGGACACTTTTCATGTTACAGCTTCACTCATATACACTCAATCAAAAATATCATGACCCAAAATACCATTACACCACTACTGATTCTGCTGCGCTCAGGATATAAATCTAACACAGATAGATATCGTCTCAAAGGATGGCGTCGTTTATTATATCACATTATTAAGTATGGAATCGTGGCCTTGCCATGGTCTATTATTATAATACTTACCTTCTTATACTTCAGATAATGGCAAAGAAGATTGTTCTTGAGCTCGAAACCAAAGCAGACGGCACGATAGGTACACTTGACCAGATAGCATCAGGTCTTAATCGTGTGTCCGATGCTGAGAAGAAAGTCGCCGACAATACAAAAGATGTGTCTGAGCAGCTTGCAAAGTTACGCGAGCAAATATCTCAGACTGATGTTAATAGTGATCAATATAAAGAGCTGACAGAGCAGTACAAAAAACTGGGTGGTTCTCTCACGGATTTAGTTCCAAAAACTGCAAACCTAAAGCAGGAACAGCGTGAACTTCGCAAAGCATTACTTGCTGGACAAGAAGCACTTGGCACTGAAAAATACACTCAGCTTACGCAGCGGCTTGGTGAGGTCAATGATCAACTCAAAGATATAGCCGAGGCCGCAGGTCAAAACGCAGGTCCACCACTTGAAAATCTGAGCAATATTGCAGGTGGTTTGGGTTCTCGTTTGGAGAATCTTGATTTTGAAGGGCTGAACCAAGATTTACGCAACATTGCAGGAAATGTCAAGAACTTCTCGTTCAAAGGAATAGTAGATGGTATCAAGGATTTGAAGTCTGGATTTATTTCTTTGGGCCAAGCATTACTTGCAAATCCTATATTTGCGGTTGCAGCGGCCATTGCTGCCATTGCTCTTGCGGCTAAAGCATTTATTGATTCGGAACGTGAAAATGTCACGAAATTAAATGAACAGCTGGATAAAAGCGCAGCACGCAGAAAAGATTCAGAGCGGCTAGCATTTGCTCAAGCAGAAGGCAACACAAAGAAAATTACCGAGTTAAAGCTGCAATCAAATGCACAAGACCTCTCCGACACGCGCACTAAAATTAATAGACTCGTTAATTTACAGAAGGAGTACTTTGGGCTTAGTGAGGAGCAGGAGCAGGAGCTTGCCGAATTGCGAGACAAATACAGGTCTCAAGAAATTGACCGGGAACTAATCAAAATTGAAACTTTAAATGCACTCAATGCTAAGCGCATCGATATTAATGCAGAGTTTGAGCAACGCAATCTAAATGAACGCCAGAAGGCAGAGGCACAACTTACTAATGAATTTAAGCGCCAGCAGGAAGAGTTAACTAAACTTGGAGGGACTGCGGAGGATTTTGAGAAACTGGACGAGATATTTGCCGCTCGCTTTCGAGATTTGCGTAAGGGATTTGCTGATGCGGACAAAGCTGCGTCACAATCTAAAGCAGATGCAGCAAAGTCACGGCGCGAGGCAGAGCTTGCCGCACAGCAGTCCGTGATTGATGCCATTAAGCAAGCTCAGAAAGAATTCGAATCCTTAACGAAAACTGCTCAGGAAAATGAACTGGCTGCGGTTGCTGACAAATATAAACAACTCAAGGAGCAGGCAGAGAAAGCAAAAGTTGACACTGCTCAAATTATCGAACTACAAGGCAAAGAGGAAGATGCCATTCGCAAAAAGTATGCGAAGCAAACCTTAGATTTAAGCAAGCAGGCTAAAGAAGATCAGCTCGCAATTGTCGAAGCGCTTGTTTTGGAAAATGAAAACATTCGTAAAGGCGCAAGGCAAGCTGAGCTGGATGCATTAGGCGAGGAGTATTTTGAAAAAATAACTTTACTCGAAAATGAAGGAAAGGATGCAACAGCATTACGTGAAGAATGGGAGAAAAAGCGCAAAGAAATTATAAATAAGTATGCGCAAGATGAGGTTGAAAAAGAAAAAGAACGCCAGCAGGCAGTACTTACCGCTCAAAACGCTGGACTTAATTCTCGTCAGCAAGCGCTGAACAATGATCTGGCTGCACTGAAGGCTGACTATGACGCCCGGATTGCTCTGGCGAAGAAGTATGGGCAGGATGTGTCTGCATTAGAAGCGGAGTATCAAGATGCAGTAAAGATTAAGAGAATACAAGCAGCAGCTGAGACCGTTCAAGTTTGGGGAGACACAGCCAGCAAAGCACTCGATGCGTTAAGCTCTATTAATCAAGCTAAAGCAGAAGAACTGGGTCAAAAACTAAACAGCCTCGACAAAGAAATAGAACGTGCTCGCACAAAAGAGCAGCGTGCAGAACTTATCAAGCGACGCAAAGCGCTGGAAGAGGAGCAGCGCAAGGTGTTTGAGCGCAACAAGAAAGCGCAAATTGCTCAGACACTTATTACTACATTGACATCAGCAACTGCTGCATTTGCCTCTCAATTAATACCCGGTGATCCAACAAGTGTAATTCGAGGCGCTGTTGCCGCAGCTGCTGCCATAGCATCTGGTTATGCTAATGTTCAGAAAATTAAGCAAACTCAATTTGAAGCTTCAACACCTCCTGCAAGCTCTGACATTCCAGATATTGCTGGTGGAGGCGGTGGAACTGAAACCACTGCTCCGCAGTTTAACCCACTTGTTCTTGACTTTTTGAAAAATAGACCAGAGCAGCAGTTGCCTCGCGCTTATGTGCTGGCAGGTGATGTTGAGAAGGCAGCACAGGCGCGTGATAGGGTGGAGGAGCTGGCTCGATTATAAAAAAAGCGCCACTCGTTAGCGACGCCTTAACCTAATATCACATTTATCCTATTAACCAGATGCAAGATAATCAAAAATAAAAAATAAAAAAATGAAAGGTAAGAAAGTTTTAAAGTGTGTCATAGATGATAACATGAAACTTGGCGTGCAGGCTATCTCGCTCGTTGAGTTTCCAGCGATTGAGGAGAACTTCATTGCTTTATCGAGTGTAAAGTTAAGCGCCGTCAACACAGAGCGCCGCATGCTGTATGGGCCTGCACTAATACCTGACAAATATATTTTACGTCTTGACAAAGAAACTAACGAAGAATACTACATATTTTTTGAAAAGGACACCGTGTATAAATGTGCGCATCAATTTATGATGAAGAACCTACAGCACAAACATACAATGGAACACAAGTACGATCTTACCGGTTGCACACTTGTCGAGTCTTGGATTGTGGAAGGAGAGAATGATAAAAGCAGGCAGCTTGGCATCGACGTACCTGTTGGCACTTGGATGGCTGGCACTTATGTTCAAGATGATGAAGTGTGGGAGCGAGTAAAAGATGGAAGTGTTCGTGGGTTTTCTATAGAGGGTGTTTTTGACAACGTGAGTACGGAGCTAAGCAAAGAGGACGTATTTGTCGAGGCGCTGATGCGTGCGTTAAGTGAATAAAAAAAGGGAGCACGTCGCTCCCTTTTCCACACATTAACAAAACCACACTATAGAATGCGGTCATCATTTTGACCGCTTTAAAAATACTTTTCAATTCCGGTTTCGAGACTGTACTCTTTACCAACGTTCTCATTCTTGCCATTTGCAGGCATGAACTCCATGTATGCAATGATCTTTGCTTCCTCAGTTAGCGACGGATTGAATGTGAGTGTATGCGTAGCTGCGTCATAGCTATTTGTGCTGCCTGCCACGACGTTCAGTGTGCCATCGTTATTGATGGGCGCATTAAGTGTTGACCCGTACACGTTGTCCGTAGTGCCTCCAATGCGTGGCCCGTTATACAATCTCCACAACCACAAGTACCCGGTGTACTTTTGTCCAAAGCTATTTACTAGCGCTTGATAGTTGAAGGTGCGTGCGTCCTGTCCGTTGATATATACCACACTCTTCAGTTGTCCATCTTGAGGCTGCTCTATATCCATAGCAATTGAAGTGATATGCGTGGTATTTGATACCTTCACGATGTTCCACTGGGTGCGAGAGTGGAACATAAGATCCTGCTCAGTCATGCCTGATAGTTTCATGAACTCCGCACGGCGAAGACGGCGCTTAGGTGTAATTGCATACTTTGAGGTCCATACAGTGTACGGTTTGCCGTCAGCTCCCAGCTTAACTATGCGAGCTAAATATTGAGCGCGAATGAGTGGATCCTTCATGTCTTCAGCTTTGCCGTTGACAACTGTCTCGTATGGCTCGGTCATAAAGTCGATGGCTGCGGTCTGTGCGTCAACGTTGCGATATTTCACTGATGTCTTGCAGTAATATACACGTTGACCTGCCAATCCACTTGGTGGCTCATGCAAGACCCAAGAGCTCGGCTTGTCAAATACTACCTGAGTATCGTCTGCTGCTGTTATGGTGTGGCCAAAGTTGTAAAGCAAGTTGCTGGCATAGTTAAATGGATACATGCCAAAGGCTTGAGTGCTGCCGTTCATCTTCTCAACCTCATATCGGATAACCATAGATTTTCCGGTGTAATCATAGATTTCATATACACGCAGGCCGTATGTGGTGCGTGTTTGAACTTGTCCTTCGTAGGGTGCCAGCTCCGGTGGTAGTCCGAGCTGCTGGAGTGCTGTGGTTGTGCTCATGATTTAAATATTAGACAACAAACTTCGTCACAAAAGTGCTACGTATGGGGGAAAGTTTTCTACATCAAGTCTTTTCTGCAAACATCAAAACATGAAAGGACAGATTGCACAAAAAGTGCGCGACATCTTCCAGTCATTTAATATCAACCCGAAAGACATCTTTCTTGAAGAGGAAGAGGTGAAAATGGAGATTGAAGGCAAACTTGCCGACGGTACCATTATTTATTCGAGTGCTACTGAATGGGCTGCAAGTGCTGACGTGTACACAAAAGACGAAACAGGTAACGCCATCCCTGTTCCAGCTGGAGATTATACTCTTGATGACGGACGCATGGTTGTTATCGGAGACGATTCTAAGATTGTAGAAATCAAGGAAGCTGAAATGGAGGTGGAAGACGAAGTTGAGGAAGAGATGTCAAGCGCAGACCTGCTCAAGACGATTGAGAGCTTGGGTGCTCGCATTTCTGCTCTTGAAAATGAAAAATCAGAAATGCTAAACCAAATGAGTGAGGTCAAAGTGGAAGCATTGAGCAAAGAGATTGAGTTGTCCGCAGTAAAACATGAGCTGCAAACAATAAAGCAATCTCCAGCAGTAGATAGCATTAAATCCAAGCGTAGTGAGGTAGCTCTTTCTCGCGACAACAAAGAAACTAAAGAAAAAACGTACTCTGCCATGACCGTGCAAGAGCGCGTGAATCAATACCTATCAAAAATAAAGTAAAGACATGGCAACAACCGTAGACAACACAACAAACTACTCGGGCAAATTTGCAGGCGAGTACATTAAGGCAGCGTTTTATGCAAATGATACGTTGCAAAGCATTACTGTAAAAGAAAACATTGAGTATCGTGCAGTCGTGAAGAAAATCGTTGACAACGTGACCTTCGCAGATGCTACGTGCGCATTCTCTCCTACTGGTGAGATTAATATCAACGAGCGCTATTTGACACTCAAGAAGCTGCAGTTCCAGCAGGAAGTTTGCAAAAATGAATTTTTAAATGATTACATTGCAAAGGATATTCAGAATGGCTCCCTTGGCAGAGGATTGACTGACGCTATTATGAGCACTATGCTGGCAGGCATCTCTCAAAATAATGAAGATTTGATCTGGACAGGTAATGGTGCAAACGCTGGTGAGTACGATGGTCTCTTGCAGCTTATCGGTCTCGATGGTGACGGAGACATTAACTTCGTGCCAACTCCAGTAGCTATTGATAGCACTAATGTTATTGCTAAGGTGCAGGCTCTTATCGCTGCTCTTCCACTTGCTGTTAAGAAAGCATCGGAAAAACCTGTAATCTACATGTCATACGACGTGTGGGAGAACTATATGTATGCGCAACTTGGCACTGGCTATGCCACTTATTTAACTACTGGACCTGAAGTTCAAAAGACATTCATGGGATTGTTCAAAATCGCAGTATGTCCCGGTATGCCAGCCAGCACAATGATCATGTCTCAGCCTTCAAACTTATGGTTTGGAACTAACCTTGTTAGCGACTGGAATAACGTACAAGTTGTTGATATGGGTCAGTGGGCTGAGGATAATGTTCGCTTCAGTGCTAAGTTCTTCGCAGGAACTCAGTACGGAATCGGTGCAGACATCGCAGCTTACTCAACTTGGTTCTAATTATTCATGGCAGGGGCTTAGGCTCCTGCCTACTTTAAACATTAAAAACATATACTACTATGGCATGTGTCCTGAGTACCGGATTTTTATTAGATTGTAACGAAGGGGTCGGTGGGGTCAAGGAAGTATTCATTGCTCCTTGGAACCCATTCGCAGCTGGCGTAACACAAGATGGTGATGGTATTATTACCGCATTCAATGTGACTTCGCCTGTTACTGTTTATCGTTATCAACCAAACCGCAACACCGGAGCGGTAACTATCACACCAACAGCGTCGCTAGAGAATGGCACGCTGTACTTCGTGCAGGCTGTCGAGTTAACCCTTGGCAAGCTCGACAACGAGAAACGTAAGGAGCTGGAGAATCTATCGAAGGCTAAGGTTGCAGTATTTGTTCGTTTATATGACGATCAGATCATGATGTGTGGCACCACTGACGGATGCTTCCTTACTGCTGGAACCTATCAGAGTGGTAAAGCAAAAGGTGACCTCAACGGATATACCTTGACCTTGACAGCTGAAGAGCCAACACAGCCGCTCTTCCTTGAGGCATACACCGCAGGTGACACTCCTTTCTCTAACTTCTCTCCGGATATTGTCGTGGACCCGGCTTATCCTGCTTAATTTGTTATTGTGTATTTGGGAATGGCGTGGCTCTATGGGCTGCGCCGTTTTTTTTAACCGACTATGATTTACCTACAAGCAAATACAGCGAACCAGTCGCTTTATCTCACGCTCGATGAGGCACGTCAATATTTCTCGACTGCCTTTACGCATTACTTGTTAATTATTATTCACGAGGAAAATAGTCCTGTCGGTGTATCTTTGGCTCAGGTGCTCGATGTGGTGAGTGAATCGCAGCGAGTAACCCATGTGCTCGTTGATACGACAGGATTAACACAGGTCGGGCGTTATCGCTACGTAGTGTATGGTCAAAACTCGAGCACGAATGTAGACCCGTCGAATGCTTCGGTAGTAGGAGAATGTGAGCAGGGTCTGTGCACTATAACCGACGGCACACAATATTTTGATGTGCCATCAATAAACATAGACGACGATGTCATCTACAACGGATAAAGCGCTCAAGCTGGACTTGAGTCAGTACACACCAGTCAGCACATCCGAAAAAGTTGACCGCTCTGGGTGGGTCAACTTTGGAGCTGACAACCTGCTACCTGTATATATTACAGAACTTGCGCAGAGCTCTCCCATTCACGGGGCGCTTTGTATATCGATTAGCGACATGATTGCAGGAAAGGGTCTGCAGGCGGGTCAATATCAAAACCGCGTGGATGCGCTCAACGTTTATGCAGCTTTTGAGGGATGTTCACGCGATTTAAAACTATACGGCGGATTCTACTTAGAGGTTATATACTCAGTTGATCGGAAAACACTGGCCAAGCTTAACCACATACCATTTGAGGAGTGTCGAATCGCTGTCGAGGGTGAGGATGAAGATGAGATTGGAATTTATCATAGCGCGGATTGGTCTCAGACGCGCAAGAAGAAAAACAAACCTCTTCTTATTCCAAAGTTTAACCCAAACACTGCTATCGATGAGCCTCGTCAGGTATACTGGTGCTTTGATTATACTGGGTCGCAGACATACCCAAAACCTGACTACTGGAGTGCGGTTAATTATATCGAGCTCAGCCGCCAGATAGGAATATTTCACGTGTCGAACATACTAAACGGCATGTTCCCCTCGACGATTATCTCGTTCTTTAATGGGGAGCAGGACGCGGACTCGATCCGTAAACTGCGCAACGATTACAACACGCACCTTGGCGCCGCCCATAACAGCGGTAAGACCTTGTTTTTATTTAACGAACCGGGCGCACAGCCTCCGAAAGTTGAAGCATACCCACTCAGTGATGCCGACAAGCAGTATGAATACCTCACAAATACATCCAGAACCGAGGTCATGTTGGCTCATCGTGTGACCACTCCGCTCATTTTTGGCATCCGGGGCGAGGGTGGTGGCTTTGGATCCAACAAAGATGAGATGGTAATCGGTTTGGAAATCTTCACAAAGCAGGTAATTGAGCCAAAACAGCGCAAACTTTCTACTGGATTTGAGGAGGTTTTGAATTATGAAATGAAAGGTATCGAGCTAAAAGTGATACCAAACACTCCAATTACCACCGATAATGGAACGACCGCAACGCCAGTAGAGCCCCAAAAACCAACAGAAACGCCCCAACAAGCCCCTGTTTCGGTTCCAATGGCGCATGCCTTCGAAAAAAAAAAGCATGAACATCCTGAGGCGGTAGATATGACCGCCGACGATGCCAAGTATTGGCTTGAACGCCTGCAAAGTGCTGGGGAAGTAATCGATTTAGAGGAATGGGAGCTAGTTCACGAGGCTGAGGCACTGCGTGATAGTGAGATTGAGCGCCAGTTTTGCGAGAATCTTAAGGAATATGAGCTGGCTTCACTTAATAGTTATGCCGAGGAGGATAAGAAAAGCGCGTGGGGAGACCGGGGACTGTACAAGTTGCGCTACGCATATAGCCAGAACTTAACGGAAAACTCGCGAGAATTCTGCGTTGAGATGGTTCAGCTTTCTAAGAATGGCACCGTTTATCGCTATGAAGACATCCAAGCAATGAGTGATGCTGGGGAGAACGGCCAGTTTGCACCCTCAGGCTCAAGTAGTTACGACATTTTCAAGTATGTCGGGGGGTGTTTTTGCCATCACCATTGGAAACGGCAAATTTACTTTAGAAAACGCGAAAAAGGTAAATTCCTGCCGAATAAAGGATTGGAAAATGATAAACTTGTAGGCAATGTTCCCTACGTTAAAAAGAAAGGTATCGAAGGCGTGGCACCTATTGATCGCCCCGGTAGAGGATCACTAAAATATAAATAAAATGGCAGAGGTACTTTTTATATCAGATGTGTACATTAAGAAGTACACACAAGTAAACGGAGCAGTTGATTCAAATCTGCTGTATCCTAGCGTTTATTTAGCGCAAGATAAGTATCTGAGCCCATGGCTTGGCGCTAATCTATATACAAAACTTAAGGACGACATCGCAAACAACACTCTCACCGGTGCGTATCAAATCCTTGTGGACGACTATTGTCGCAAGGTGGTACTCTGGTGGACAATGGTGGAGGCGCTACCGTCACTTGTTTACAAGCTCGACAACGGCACCTACGTTCAGCGAACTTCAGAAGACTCTACTCCGATGAGTGGAGAGGTGATGAAGGACATGATTGTCCGCGCTCGTGGAAATGCTGAATATTACACTGGATTGCTCTTCGATTATTTATGCGCAAACAGCACAGACTTTCCGGAGTATTCGACAAACGTATGGCCTCAACGTCCTCCACTTCAAAAGCGACAACCATTTGGCTATGAATTCAGCTTTAATAATGGAGTGAACGGACCAGCACCCGAACCCCGTCCGCTTAATTTTATACCATGAAAGAGAACCGTAACGAAAAACGAGTCTATTTGGAGAAACTTAAGCAGTATGAGAAACGCCTGCTTGAGCGTGTAAAACCAAAAACAGAACCGAAAAAATGAAGACCATCTGGATTGAGGCGAAAGAGCTCCTCCATAACTCACATACCTACATCATCGGAATCGGTGTGGGCCTCATTGCAAAACTATCTTACGACATATACATGAAACGGACCCTTACCTTTATTCAGTGGTGCGCAGTTGTGGCCTTGAGTGTATGCTGCGGATATATCACAAGCACCTACTGCATGAGCTCGGGCAAAGCTGAACTCTCTCAAGTACTTGTACCATTAGCCACGCTCTTCGGTGAGAAGGTTATCGTGTACTTTATGGAGAATTATAAGCACATACTTGGTGGCGTGCTTGCACTATTTAAACGCAAATGAGCCAAGGCGCCGACACACCAGAGAAGAAGCGACTCGGCGAACGCATCCGAGAGTCGAATTTCGGCAAGTTTGTGCGCGACAGGGTTAAACCAGTGGCTGGCGACATTCTGGAGGTAGTCGGTGACGTCACCGGTATTCAGGCCATTGAGACTGTAGGAGCACTTATCAATGGAAAGCGTGATCAAAGTGCAGCGCATGAGAAACTGGCCATAGACTTTGAGCGCTATCGATTGGAGTGGACACTTGAAATGCACAAGATTGACCTTCAATCCGAGCTCGATGCGTATCGCTCAGAGGTTGAAGATAGGGTCAGCGCACGTATACGTGAGGCTGATTATGTCAAAGCAACGGGCAAGAGGGACTGGCTCATGGGCGCAGTGGTCGTTACCGGTCTGGTCATGCTTGTGGGCACAGTTCTCTCTTTAATTTTCATTACAATACCACAAGAGAATCAGCGACTTGCGGACATGTGCTTTGGTGCTATCATGTCGATTGGCGCCAGCATATTCTCATACTATGTTGGCAGCAGTCGTGGATCGATGGTTAAGGATAAAACTATACAAGCGTTAAGCGGTGGCGAGTAGAACCATAACAGATTGTCATTGGAGACTGCGCCGTGTGTGGTTGCAGTGCTCGCGTATTTGGAAGGAAAAGTATCCAGCAGGTCCGACGGTATTTTTGACTTGCACGTATCGCTCTAATGAGGAGCAGGCTCAACTATACGCTAAAGGACGTACAGCACCCGGTTCGATAGTGACACACATCAAGGCCAATGGTAAACATAACCTCTTTCCGGCTCATGCATTCGACATCGCGTTTAAAGATGCGCAAGGAGTTGTCAAGTGGGACGCTGTATATTTTGAGCGCTTTGCCGCTATCGTTAAGGAGGAGTTTAAGGATGTCCAGTGGGGCGGTGATTGGAAAAACTTCAAGGATCTACCACATTTTGAAATATAAGTATAATCAATAAACCATACTATTATGCCACAGCCAGCTAATAAAATAGACGATTTCTATAATTATACCATAAAGGAGCTGAATCGTTTGATTCAAATAACTCCTGCGGTTAAAAAAATATCCATAAAACATAAAACACCAGATTATGTTACCTATACTCGTGATGAATGGGATAAAAAGGTATACCCAAGCTTAACGCTGGTGACCGGAGTATGGAAAATTAGGTGGAACCCCGAGCAGGGCATTTTAAGAATAGGGTAAAAGCAAAAGAGCCCCATAAAGAGGCTCTTTTTGTTTTAATGCAATCATTCTCACCATTGGAATTTGATGCGCTTGTGGCGGCGAGAAACGTGCTCTACGACCACACCACCGCGCTCTTCTAAAATATAAATGAGCTGATACGGATCTTCGATGTGATGCCGATGGCGCAAATTTCTAAACAGGTCATTTGAGGTGTCAATCCAGTTGTTTCCATAAGTGCTGCGCAGTTCTTCAAGAAATTTGATAGTATTCTCCCTGAATCTTTTATAGATATCTGTGGAGATTGGCTTCGGCTCCGGAAAGAGTTCGGCCTGTTTGCTTGCTTTGAGGATAACTGAGACCTCGTCAGCGGAGAGGTGAAGGCAGACACCGCCTTCTGAATCGCTTGTGATTTTCATGTGTATATTGGATTTATAATTTACAATAATGTATCGAGTCGGTTCATCATGATTTTGCAATAATCCCAATCAATTTCGTAACCTTCACAATTATAACCGAGTTTTCTTGCTACTGCCAGTGTAGTTCCACTTCCAGCAAACACATCAATAATGCGTTGTCCCGGTTTTGCAGTGGTTAATATTATTCTCCGTATTATTTCTTCAGGTATTTGACAAGGATGTCCAGTCTTTTCTTTACTGGTGTTTTTCACTTGATTGATTTCCCACCAGTCATATAATTTTGCACCTAATTTACCTTCCGATATGCGCTTTTGAATTCTTTTGTCATTAAGATTTTTGTATGGTTGTCGCACTTTAGATAAATCAGGCTTACATCCCCACCATGAAATTAGACGACTTTGCTTTCCGGTGTTGCTATTATATACCCAAGTAACCACTTGTTCGCATTTTACTTTTAGAGCCTTAGGCAGAATATTTATGGTTTCTTCTGGATAATGAATAATTACACATGGCAACGGTATTGCAGCCAATAGATTAATGTAATCTTCTTCATTAAGTTTGTCTTTATATTTACCATAGTGGTAATTTTGATTGTAAGGTGGATCTGTGATTACCAATCCTTCCGGTATGTCCCAATTTCTAAAATCATCATTTACAGTTGCGTAATAGCTCATTTGTATATTGGATTTTGAGTTAACTTAAACAGGCGCTTGTTTATGCGCTGCATTCTGTGTTGTGCTTTCACTGCTTCGGACCTGAGGATGTCGTGTCGCTCACGTCGCAGGAGGCAAATCTCCTCGGCTTGTTCTTGTGTGTACATGTTAAACTTTTAGATTGTGTAGTTCGTTTTCAATTTGTATCCAGTAGCTGTGGAATTCAGGTGAGCAGTGTTGCTGCATTTGATTCGCAAATATTATGGCAGACATAAGGGCGGCGTCGACTCTTCTTCTGCGGCCTTGAAGTGTGAAGTCGTTGGTGAGGTCTGCGAGCATGTCGTAGTACTCCTCGAAAAGGTTCCGAGCGTGGTCTTCTGTTGTCATTTTTTCAAGTTTTGAATGTGAAGTTCGTCTTGTATTTGGATGAGTTGCCTGCGCAATTTTGAGCAGTGCGACTTGTCCTGCGCTGGTGTTGAGAGTAGCTTCCACCGGAGCATCCGGAGCTGATCTATTGATAGCTCTGTCATCTGTTTGCGTGTCATTTGTCACCTCCGTATGTTTCGATTAATTCAAGTTGCCACCATCTCGGCTGTATTATTTGGCAGTTCATAGATGTATCTACTTTACCACCCCACACAATGTTAGTTATCTTGTATTTGATTGGATTCAACTCTACTACTACGCCTTCATAGTAGCAGTCACCGTCTTCTATATCTCTTATTTTACTTCCTATTTCTAATTTCATTCGTCACCTCCTTTATTAATCTGTGCAAAATCCAGCTTGGCAACCAGAACCTTCTCCAAAATTAAAGTCTTGCTGTAAACCTATTTTTTTAATTTGCTCATATTTCATTTCCTTCTTCCATCTGGCGTTTATCTCTTGGTCTGAAAACCATTGCATTTTTTCGGGCTCGTCTTCAAAATTTCTGCGCAATTGCTGCAACGATTTATGAAAACAACCTACACAATTACTATCAGGTGGAAAAATAAGACCACTTTGATCTGCCCATTGTTTAACATGATAATGCATAATTTTATTTTCAATCAAAGGAAAGTATCCTTCTCGCCATTCTATTTCTGCCCATTTGTTTTTGTTTCCTGTTTTTGATTTGCCTACCACGCCTTTGAAAGAAGTAGATAAACGGTCAGCTCTTTCTAATTCATCATATCTAAAGCCAATGCCCATTTTGATTTTTTCATTAATATTTTTAAACCACCAGTCCCAAATAGGTCTTATTTTCATTTCGGTTGTACAAAACCTCCATTGTTGATTTGGTAGTCCTTTTCCACCTGTATTTTTTCTGTTTACTTTTTCAAAAGTTTCTCCGGAAACCCAGATAATTTCCTTACCTATTTTTTGTTCTAAATCAAGCATTACCTTTAAAGTTAAGTCACTTTCAGCAGTGCCAATAAATTCTGCTCCAATCTTATCTGAAACAATCCGTACCAGGCCTTCGTCTTTTGGTTTGCAGTGTAATGCCTCTATTTTTACTAAGGAAAAAATATTATAGTCTGCTGGGTAGTGTGCGGCCATATATGACGATGTTTTGCCGCCAGAAAGAGAATTCACGATTATTTGACTCATGGCTTCACCTCCTTCTCTTGTGGGGTCCACTTGACCTGCTCCTTCTTTAGATTTGCTATGACGGTTTGAATAATTAGCTCCTCGAGCACGTCAGAAAGTGGCTCTTCATTTGCCTCGTAGATTAGTGCTACGTCAAAACTCACGCTTCCATTTGTCGTTCGCATTAGCTCAAACTTCCAGTTGGTGCGGTCCGTGAGAGGTAGCGCCATTGTAATGCTTCCACAGAAGTACTCCGTGCGCTTGTGTGGTTTGGTGTCGATGTTTATCATATGTGTTTGATTTTTTGCTTGTATATTTTGATTAATTCCTTCATCTGGTCTACACTCAGGCGCAGTGGCTGTATCCTGCGTGCATATAGGTTGTCGTATGCTGGACCTCCGATTCTTTTCAGCAGGTGCTCACCGTACTCGATAAGATTCCCGTGTTTGTGTTGGTTGCACTCTACGCATTGCCCGTGAACGTTGTCCTCGTCAAAGCGCAGGTTCGGGTAGCTGCCAACGCTGAAGTAATGCCCTGCATCGTACTTTCCGGTCAAAGGTTTACCACAGCTGATACATGGGGACATTTTGTCCCTCTCTCGGATGAACTTGTTGAATACCTGCTGGAGTTCTTTCCGGTAGTCGCTGAGTGTTTTAATCTTCTCACGCATCCGTTTGATTTCCGTGCTTGCCTCTTTTGCTTTAGTTCTCTTTGCGTACTGGAGGACACAGCTAACCTTTGTGCAGGTTGGCTGCAGGGTGCTGATGGTAGGCATGAATCTTTCTCGGCACACCTTACATGTTTTTGGTTTCTGCTTCATTTTTCAATCACGTCGATGAGGTTCATGATGTGCTTCGGTATCCGGCGCAGAGGTGCACGGTGGTGCTTCCACTTGTCGGTTACATGCCCGACCTTTTTTGGAGCATAAACAATGTGGAAAAGCTCATTTTTACTGTTCAAGACGTCATAGCTGCCGTCGGTGTTTTTATATACTCTCATATTATTAAAAAGGAACTTGTGAAGTTTTTGATGGGTCTGTGTAGCGCATAATATTCGGGTGGAAACGCATGGGGGCAATACCTGTCGATCCGTTGCGCTGCTTGGCGACAATATATTCTCCAATCCCAGTCAGATCGTTACCTGCTTCGTCTCTGGTGATGCCATAGTATTCTGGGCGAAAAAGGAAAACCACTACGTCGGCGTCCTGCTCCAAAGATCCACTCTCGCGCAGGTCGGATAGCATAGGGCGCTTCTCCGCTCTGGATTCTACTGCCCTTGATAGCTGGCTCAGCGCAATCACAGAGATGTCGCACTCCTTTGCAATCAACTTCAGGTTGCGGCTTATAACGCTAAGCTCCTGTTCTCGGTTCTGGCCTTGGCGTCGGAGCTGGACCCCGGAGCTCATGAGTTGGACGTAGTCGATGAACACAGCCTCGACCTTGTGCTTCTCGACCATGTGCTTGACGCGTGCCCGAAGGTCAAAAACCGAAAGGCCAGCGGTGTCGTCAATGTAAATGGGCAGTGCGTTTATAATATCCCGGTAGTGGTAAAAGCTCTGCATCTCTTCCTTTGTGAGTCTGTACTTCATCAGCCTGCCACCATCGATACCGCTTATCATGGAGATTAAGCGCAGCACTATCTGGGTGCTGGACATCTCCAAGGAGAAAAGTGCAACTGGTGTGTTTTTAAGGGCCATGTTCAGCATCTCGGTAAGGGCCATGGCTGTTTTACCCATCGAAGGTCTGCCTGCCATGTAAAGGAGGTCGCTTTTCTGGTGGCCTCCGATAAGCAAGTCAACTGATGAGATACCGGAGCTGAGTCCTGTAACGCCGCTTTCGCAAGTTTCACGTGCAACAACCACCTCGGTGACCTTTGCGGTTAGTTCTGCTATGTGCGAGATGTTTGTCTTCACCGACGTGTTAAAGGTTGAGGTCATCTGGCTCATAAAGCGGTCGTGAATCTCAAAGACGTCAGCGGTCGAATCATACGAAAACTCGTTCACTTGTGCGCTTATCCGGGCGAACTCTCGCTTCATATAGTGCTCATTCAGGATTGAGCACCAGTGCTCGAGGTTAGCGGTGGATGCCACCCGGTTGGTGAGCTTTGCAATAAAAGCTGCTCCTCCGCACTGATCCAAAAAACCCCTTTTCCGAGCCTGCTGGGTTACGGTTAGGAGGTCGATTGGCTTGTTCTCGATATAGAGCTCAACGATACGTTCGTAAATTGAGGCCATACGCCCGTCATAAAACCGCTCTGGCGTGATGAGTGGCATCACAATGCCAGCGGCAGCGTTTTCGAGCAATATTGCGCCTAAAACGAGCTCCTCGAGTTCAGTGTCGTGTGGGGGGACTCTGTTAATCATGCGGGTCGATATTGGGAAGGTGGAGTGTAGATGGCTTTGGGCGGTTCGTTTCTTGCCGCTTGTGCCTGTGGTTTGTGCTCATCTCGAAACCAAACGCCGCGCATCTTCTGCTTCCAGTTCTTTACGGTCTGGCCTCGGCTATCTCGCCAGCCTGCTTCGTGGTAATAGTTGAAGGCTTTTGTGGCCGCGTCGGTTGTGTATCCGTTCTCGGTAAAGAACTGCTTCACATCCTCAAGGGTGGGTGCGGAGAAGCGTTGCTTCTTAATACTCTCACTCTCCTTCTCACTCTCACTCTCACTCTCCCTCTCGGCTTTTTTGGGTTCGCTTGGGTTCTTCTGGGTTTCCAAAAAACCCACTGGGT